TTATAATATAAAATATTTTAAAAAATTAATTTATTGCTTTAGGAACCCATCTTTGTCCTGCGAAAGGTATATATGTTGTATCAACAGTGAATGAACCATCTATTTTCCTACTTTTTCTACTTTTTCTTTTACTTTTTTTTATAATTCGTCTACAAGATGGATGCTTTTTACGTACTTGACTATAAGCAACGGCGATTGCTTGTGCTTTAGATACATATAATCCATTTTTAAACTCACTTATATTGATTCCAATTTTCTTTTGTAAATACTTCTTACATTTACTTCTTCTACTCCTACGTTTACTCCTACGTTTACTTTTTCTTACTTTGTTCATTTTTAATTATAATAAATAAAATAAATTTTTATAATAATAAAAATGAACGTTCTAGTGTTATGTCAGAGAAAAACAGGAATACATTATTCAGGAAAATGGAATGTTGAAGATATAATTATTCCAGAAATTAATAACATAGTCAAAAAATTGATTGGTAGTGTTCACAAAATAACATATATGACAGATATGACAGAAGAGACTGGACATGGTACAATTGATATAGATTGTAAACTTGATGGTTTAACTGATTGTTCTAAAGATTTTATTGTCAAAAATAAAAATACATTTGATTTAATTATACTTCAAACATGTCCATTTATTCTTATGGATTATCCTATTTTATATAATTTATTAAAAAAAGATTCAGGTATTGTTGTATTAGCTGCATTTCCATCTAATATATTGGATAGAAATACAACAATAGAAAGTACAATTAAAAAAGAATATCCAGGATTATTTACATACCAAGAAGATAAAGATAATGGTATTATTATTTTAAAAAAAATTATAGAAAAATCTGATGGTAAAAGAAGAAAAAGAAGAAGTGTTAAGAAAAGTAAAAGAAGAAGTTTAAAGAAAAGTAAAAGAAGAAGTTTAAAGAAAGTAAAAAAATATAAAAATAGAAAATGTTAAATAGTTTTTTTAAAAATATATATGTTATTAACTTAGATAGAAGAAAAGATAAATATTCTGAATTTAATAATCGTTTGTCCGATTTCTTTGATACTTCTTTAATCAATAGATTTAGTGCAATTGATGGTCTAACATTGAAAACAAATATTAAAAGAAAGGGTGAAGTTGGTTGTAATATGTCCTATCGTCAATTATGGAAAAATATAATTGATGATGATTCTATTTTAGATGATGATTTAATCATGACATTTGAGGATGATGTTTTTATAAACGACCCTGCAAATTTTATAAATGATTTTTCAGATTCAATTATAAAATTCAAGAAGATAGAAGAAAAGAATAAATTACTTTATATTGGTGGTCGTTTTGATACTAAATATAAACTTAATCATAATAAATGGATTCAAGTAGAAGATAAGATTTACAAGAGAAATATAGACATAGATAATTTTCTCGCAGTTGACAGAACAACTCATGTTTTAGTATATACAAAAAGTATGATTCGTATGCTTTACGCTCAGCATTTATCTAATGTAAATTCTGCAATAGACAAGTTTATAATTAAATGTCATAAAATACCTGGTCTTCATTTTTATGAATACCATAAACATTTATTTCATAGTCCAATAAACTATAAGACTGATATTCAATTATAGTTTTTTATTTATATATTTTTTCTTCTTTTCTTCAGGCATCTCATTCCATTTGTTTTTTAGATACTCGATAATATCTTTCAATTCAAATTCTGGATGCAACTTCTTAATTCTACTTTTCTTTGACTTGATAAAATTATCAAACATAATCTCATTTTGAGTTCTTTTTGACCTTTTTTTACTCTTTATCTTTTTTATACTTTTGACATACTTATATTTTCTGTTTAGCAAAGGTATATAATCATGCATTTCCTTTTTATATCTATTTCTATCATCTAGCGACAGTTTTTCAAACTTCGAAATTTCCTCTGAATTCACCTTTTTTAGTTCTTTCCATCTTATTCCTAATGTTGATACGATTTCTTTAACTTTCATTTCAGGAAATTCGGATTTTACTTTAGATCTATATTCATCACAGAAAAATAAAAAGCCACTCTTTCCTCTCTTCGGTTTTTGAGGGTCTTTAATAGTTATATTATTTTTCTTCAATGTCTTTAGCAGGTTTTGTTGATTTTTCTTAGATTTCCAAAGCTCAACTAAATTTGAATCTTTATTTGATTCTATAAAATTTAATACATAATTGTTAATATTTTCTATGACCATTTTTTATATATTTACTATTTTTTAAATAAAATTAATTTTATTAGTAATTTATATATTTTTTCTACATATAGGACATTCTTTTTTATAACATACCCATTCTTTTATGCATTTTGTGTGAAATATATGCCCGCAATTAGTTAATATATTTACTATACTCTTTTTATTATATTTAGTAATACATATACAACATTTGCTATCTTTCATTGTTTTACTATCGTATTTTAAAGAATCAGATAATTCTACTTTATCATTTGTTTTTTCTAAAGTTGGTTGCATTTCCATGCTTTCTAATAATGCTTGTTCTAGTTCTTCGTCTTCAACATTAATAAATAAATTTGTTAATATTCTATTTATAAAATTATCATCATTAAAAATTGTTTCAAACTCCTCATCATCATTCATTATTTTATTATAATTCTTATTTTATTAGATTAAATTAAGAATTAGTATATACCATTTATATTTTCTGTATATCTTATATCATATCCATATTTATTCGTAATATCCCTTTTAAATTCAGTGAAGAATGTTATTAACTCTTTTTTATTACTACATATATTTCTCAAATCAATGTTTTTAATGTAAGTGTCTATAAAATATTTTGCATATTGTCGACAACTTAATGTACATGGTATTATTTGCGGTAAAGAAACTATAAAATACATCATATTATTTATATCTGATTCTGATGGGTTTTCAGGATATGTATAACTATTATAATCCATTATTTCAAAAAATGTTGGTTTATAATTTTTTATTGATGTATATATCGGATTTGTATATAAATATCGTGGATCGTCATAATACATATAACTTACTGGATACGGAAATCCATAACCGTGAAAATTATGCATTGGTCCTGGTCCAGGTGGTCTAGGTCCAGGTGGTGGAGGTGGCGGTCTAGGTCCTGGTGGTGGTCCTGGAGGTGGTCTTAGAGTATTAAAACGAGCAGGACCGCTAAAATTACCCGATACTGTTCTAGTTCCTAAAGAAGATACTTGATCATAATGTTCGTACACATCTTCATTATTATTACAACTACTGTAAGCTTCTCTCATATTAAAATATTCTGAGCTCATATTTTTTATTATATAAAAAATAAAAAATAATATTAATATTAAAAATTTAATATTATAATATATATATAATGTCTTTAAAAATTAATGTTGATAGTTTAACCGATGAACATAGAAATCTTATTAATGATAATTTGATTATTAAGATAAAAAATACAAAATATAATAAGTTTGCTCCTCAAAAAATTATATATCCTTATTTATTAGAAAATGATATGATATTACTTCCTTTTGCTTATTCTATTAGGGAATTAAAAATGTCTAGACCATTACGTGATGAGTATCCCGCAATGAATGTAAAATTTGAAGGACAATTACGTTCAGAACAAGAAATAGTTAAGAAAGAATCATTAAATATATTATCTAAAACGGGTTCTGTAATGATAAGTCTTGCTACTGGAATGGGTAAGACAATTACTTCAATCAATCTAGCATGTCATATCAAACTAAAAACATTAGTTATAGTGAATAAAATTGTATTAATTAAACAATGGGAAGAAGCTATATTAAAAGTGTGTCCATCTGCTACTATACAAAAAGTGTCAACAAAATCTGAACTTCAAGATTGTGATTTTTATATAATCAACGCAATCAATGTTGAAAAAATGGGGAAATCGTTTTTTATAGATATAGGAAACTGTATAGTTGACGAATGTCATTTAATAATGGCTGAGACTTTAGCAAAATCATTATATTATGTATACCCTAGATATTTAATTGGATTAAGTGCAACTCCTTATAGAGTCGATGGTTTAGACCCTTTATTATCTTTTTATTTTGGTGAAGATAAAATTATTAGATTACTTCATAGAGAACACTTAGTCTATAAAGTTAATACTGGATTTACACCTGAAATTATTTTAACAAAAGATGGTAAAGTCAATTGGGGTGCATTATTAGATCAACAAGCTAATAATAAAGAACGAAATGAACTTATAATAGATATAGTCAAGAGATTTTCAGATAGAAATATATTAATTCTTTCGAAGCGAGTTGAACAAGGTGAATATATTCTTAACAGATTAAAAGAAGAAGGAGAATATGTTGATAGTTTAATTGGTAGTAAACAAGAATTTGATAGAGAATCACGAATTCTTGTTGCTACTACGTCAAAAGCAGGGACAGGTTTTGATTATGCGAAATTAGATTGTTTAATATTAGCTTGTGATTTGGAAAGTTATTTTATACAAGCATTGGGACGTGTACTACGAAGACCAGATGTAAAGCCAATTGTATTTGATTTATTGGATGATAATAGAATACTTGAATCACATTTTAAAACGAGGAAACAAGTTTATTTAGATATAGGAGGTAAGATAAAAAAATATTCTTAAAATGTGCTTTAATTTAAATTATTTATAATATTTTATATTATAAATGAATAAAAATAATTTATTTACTTTATTTACATTAATTACTTTATTTACATTAATTACTTTATTTACTTATCAATATAAAGTTTTCTATATAAATTACAAATCAGAATATAAACTTAATAATCTAGATAAAAAAAAAATATTAATTTTTACTATAGAAAATCGTGACCTAAAAATAGTAGACATCCATAATAAAAATATAACTGAATATTCTGATAAACATAATTACAAATATTTCTTCTCAAATAAATATAAAAACAAATCTTTAGAATTACCTGTATATTGGTGGAAATTACAATATATGTTAGATGTTTTAAATAATGAGGAAAAATATGATTATTTTTTATGGTTAGACTCAGATGCGTTTTTTGTTGATTTAGAAATTCCTTTAGAATCATTGATTGAAAAATCACCAAATTCAAGTATTTATATTGGTTATGATCAACATCCTTTAAATATAATTAACATTTTTACGTTCTGTTCAGGTGTATTTATGTTAAAAAACGATCAAATCAGTAAAAATTTTGTATCTGATTGTATACAACATTACATAGAAAATTACTCTTGTATTATTGACAATAAACATACATTAAAAGGTGAATGGGCAGGAGAATGTTATGAACAAGGAGTCATCAATAAATTAATAAAAACAAAATATAAAGAAAATATATTTAAAATCCCAGAATCTTTTGTAACGAATTCTATATATTTATCTGAAAACACAGTAATTTCTCATGTTTTTGGTGATAAAGATAATTGTTATAATAAGATTACGAATTTTTTAAAAAAAAAATAATCGTGTATGAAAGACTGTCGTTAATAAAAAAAATAAAAATAAATTTGTAATTTAAGAATTTATTTTAAAAATAAAATAATATGAATACTAGTAATTATCAAAAAGTATTAAATGAATTTAATAAATCATTTGGTGTTATTACTCATGACAAACCACAATATAATTTATTTGATACTGATCCTAAACTTGTAAAATATCGTCTTGATTTGATTACTGAAGAAGTAAATGAATTGAAAGAAGCTATTGACAACAAGGATTTTAAGGAAACTATTGATGCGTTGACTGATATTTTATATGTTGTTTATGGTGCTTATACAGCTTTTGGTGTTGATGCTGATAAAGCTTTTAGTCTAGTTCATGAATCTAATATGAGTAAATTATGTAAAGACGAGGAAGAAGCTATTTCAACTGTAGAGTCTTATAAACGTGATTCAAGGTATGATTCACCTGCATATAGATTAAGTCCATGTGGTAAATATTATGTTGTATATAATGAGAGTACAAATAAAATACTAAAATCATTTAAATATAATCCAGTGTGTTTTAATTCTTTATTCAATTAAATATCTTTCAAATTATATATGTAACCTTTACATATATAATTATATTATGAATTTTGAATTTCATTCTTCTTATCTAAAAACAATTTCCTGTATTTTTTATATAGTACAGGCGAACATTCTTTTAAAGATTCTAATTTTTCTAGTTCTTCATCTATATCAATTTCTACAACTAATTCAATTTCATCATCATCTTCTTCATCATCTTTTAATAACGGGTTTTTATTTTGAGATGATAAAACAGTAAGTCTTGATAAAAATTTTGAATTATCATTTTTTATTTTTTTTATATCTAATATATTTGTTATGTATTCAGAATATGCATCTATTTCATTTACATTCTTAATTTCATTTTCTGCTAATTTTTTAGATTGTGATATTACATCGTCTGCTATTAATTTAGTTAAATTATTTGCCTTAAGGTCTTTTTTAATTTTACCTTCTTCATTTTTAAAATTGAATACATATCTACTTGCATCACTACAAATGTATTTAGTATCTCCTCTTTCATCTATTAACAAATTATTATATGCGAAATCAGCAACTCCTTTCTGACCATCTAGTAAATGATCTTTTGTAAAATTATCTTCGACTTTTCGTTTAATTTCTTCTTTTGTAAATGTTAATGGAGACATAAATAAATACTTATTATTGTTATTATTATTCTGATATCTTGGTTGTTTAGCTATTTCTTTTAAATTATCGTAACTATCATTAGCCATATTTACATAAATTGCTAATTGAGTTTCTAATTTTAAAATTATTTTATCTTTTTCTAAAATAATATTTTTTAAATTATTTAATTCATTTCGTAAATCTTGATTATCTTCTTTTATATTATTTTGTAATTTTATACAATACTTAGCATTATTCTGATGTTTTTTTAAATTATTTTCAGATGAAAATTTAGAATTACAAAATTTGCAAATCATTTTATTTATATACTTTTGTTTTTAAGTCTAAATCCAAAATGGATTAAAAAAATCCATTCTGAACCATTTTGGATTAAAATAATCCATTTTGGATTAAAAATTAATGTTTTTAATACTGAAATACAAGTTAAAAAAAATATTTTCATTTAACTTTAAAATTCTGGATAAAAAATCACTTTAAAATTATAAAAAAAAATGTGTGTGTGTTGACAATTTTTTACACCTTTTTACATTTCAAACGCCGATTATATAAAAAAATGATTTAAAATTATACTATTTAATAAATAGTATAATAAATAAAATGATTGAAATAAATCGTAACCAATTGATACATAAAATTAAAGACTATTTACCGAATGAGAAAATACAATTTAAAAAACACGAAATTACAGGAGACCTTCAAATTATATTTACAAATAAAAAAGCAATAATGACTGTATTAGAATCTAATACTTGGGATGAAATTAAACGGCATATTGACGCAAAAATGAGTAATAAAAAAAATGACGAGTGTTCTATTTGTTATACAAAGGAAATACAAAAACGAAGAGTTACATGCACAAAATGCGCGAGTGATTGGTGTGTTAATTGTTATATAAGCATTTTTAGGACAAATAAAGGAATAATAAAATGTCCTTTCTGCCGGTATGCTTATGGTAAAGAGTTTCCTGAGTATATGGTTGAAATTGGTGTTCAACAAATATTAAATACAATCCAAAATGGATTATTTTAATCCAAATTGGATTAAAATAATCCATTTTGGATTAAAAATTGATGTTTTTAATACTGAAATACAAGTTAAAAAAAATTATTTTCATTTAACTTTAAAATTCTGGATAAAAAATCACTTTAAAATTATAAAAAAAAATGTGTGTGTGTTGAGAATTTTTTAAAAATTAATTTCTTAAAAAATTATAAAAATTATTTTTAAGGTTTCACGAAAAAATATACGGATTGGAATTTCTTGGAGTGGTTTGGAGTGAATTTTAATGTTTTTTATACTGAAACTCATCTTATAAAAATTTATTTGGAATAACTTTAAAATTTAGTTTAAAAATTCTTAAAATAAATTTTAAAAAAAATGTGTGTGTGTGTTGAGAATTTTTTAAAAATTAATTTCTTAAAAAATCATAAAAATTATTTTTAAGGTCTAATTCCAAAATCACGAAAAAATATTCCATCTTGGAATTAATTGGAACGGATTGGAATTTCTTGGAGTGGTTTGGAGTGAATTTTAATGTTTTTTATACTGAAACTCATCTTATAAAAATTTATTTGGAATAACTTTAAAATTTAGTTTAAAAATTCTTAAAATAAATTTTAAAAAAA